CCTCGTCCACGGACTTAGCAGGCTGGGCAGATAGACGGCTATTGACCTCTGCGGCAATGCGGCCCATGCGCTTGTGCAGGTAGGGCCCGGGACAAGCCGTAGCCGTAAACATACGGTGCTCGGTCAGGTTGCCGTCCGCACCCCCGGTGTAGTTAAGGGCCTTGATGCCGTTGCGCTGGCAGATGTCCACGCACAGGTCAATCAGCTTGCTATAAGACGCATCGGACACGGGCCAGTCGCCGCCGGTGGCGCAGTTGGCAACCTCGATATTCACGGCGCGGTTGTCGTTGCTGGGGGACGCAGAAGCCCATGCACGATCTCCCTCGTCAACATAGAGGCCCACCCGGCCATCGGAGCCGATACCATAGTTGGAGCTGGCCTCGTAGCTGGGTTTGGCAAAGAGATTGCCGCAGGTCTCCACAGACAGATCACCGGCCATGTGGTGGATGGTGATCTTGTCAATAGCGTGGTTCCGTGGATGGTCGCAGTTAGGGGAGAGTTTGGTGTAAGATACCAGGCTGGAATTACTCATTGCCGCTGCCCCCTTTGTTGTAAGTGGCCGTGGAGATGCACAGCACCGCGCCGAAAAAGGTGTCCACGGCGGTGATGGTGGTGACGATCTCCTCCGAGTAGGGCCAGGCCCACACGGCGGACAGGGCCGCGTACAGCGTGGCAATGGCCGGCAGGACGATGATGACCACCCACTTGAGAATGTCATACAGCTTGTCAGGGATTTTCATGGTTTGCTCCTTTCTGTGCCCGAATCGGGCACAATCCACATTTATTTGTTGGTGATATGTTCCAAATCTTCAATACGATGATTTGCGACCTTGATCTGCTCCTTAATAACAGATTGTTCTGTTTCTAAGTTATAGGTTCGCTCAATAACAGAATTGTGTTTGTTTACTTTCGATTCAAGCTGCTCCAAGCGATATGCAATGAGGGCGGTGTTTTTTTTGTTTGCCCAATACGACCCCGCCAAAGTCCCCATGAGGGAGATAACTGCAACAATAATAGTTTCGCTCATGTAATTACTCCTTGTTCGCCCAATATTTTTTCATGGACTCGCTTCTCTTTTTGTTGGATTTGGCAGAGACGAGTTTCGGACTATTGCAAGATTCCACTTTTTCACTGAGTCGGGCGCCATCCCACGCATAAAGCCATATATACCCTCCCGCTGTCAGCTGGTTAAAAGTGCAGCATTTTACAATTCCTGTATAATTTACACCGGTCTTTCGTTGCGCCTCAGTTGTTGCCTTATATTCGGCCACAAACTTTCCGTCTTTTGTAAATTGTTTTACGGGTCTCGCTTTTGCGCTGTTGCCGCCAATGTTTATACTTACATTTTTACCCATCATTGAAACTGATTTTTTTCGGCGTGTTTCTTCACTTACCTTTACGCCGGTTCCGCCGTGCTCGCCACCGGAAGATTGGTTATACCCATAATCCGGTGCATTGCTTTTGTGCAAACTTATAAGAGCAATTTCTTGTCTGCAAGCTTCGTCTTTTGTTAGGAAGCAATCTATAATTTCGTGCCTTACATTGTCCCATCCATATTTTTTTAGTGCTCTTGTAAAAATTTTGTTGTCAGAATATCCCTTCCCGTTTTTCCATCTGACGCACGGATACTGAGATGTAATCCCAAAATAAGCTTTCCCGTTTGGGAATATGTGTTTGTACACCCAAAACCTGTGCTCCCGAACTTCCCGGGTCAGCTCCTCCAGCTTAGTGTCGGTGACGGCTTGATGCGTATCCAGCTTGGCCTGCACGTCTCGAGCGGTTTTGCTGCTGGTGATAAGTACCCCCAACAGCGACAGGCCGCCGGTAATCAGCGCCACGATGATTGCTTCGGTCATTTGTTATCCTTTCCTGCCGCCAGCAGAGCGGCAATCACAAATCCTATACACGATGATGCAGGGACAATTAATATCAGCCACAAAGGATCCATACGGTGCGCCTCCTCACTCAGCTTGCAATCCATATTCCGGCGATGTAGATGTAGTACCCGACGGCTATAGCCTCTTTGGGGCGTATCTGTATGATGCCGGAGGTGGTCAGCCTCGCATCTAATGACTTTTGGCAGTACACGCTCAGAGGGTAAGTGGCCGTTGGATTGTGGTCGGTAATACTGGCAATGTCGTATGTCGTATCCGCCGTTAGCGCAACATTGGTCTCTCCAGACACCCTCAGGATTCCGAGGCCCATCATAGCGGAGTATTTTGCCATACCGCTAAAGCCCTTCAAGTTTGATCCGGACGCGCCAATCGTCAGATTGGCAGGCCCAAGGCCCAGCAGCGTCAGGGTACCCGCCACATCGTCGTAACGAATCACGCTGCGGCTGTTTTGGGCGTCGTAAACGCCCCAAGCTGCTGTGGATTCCCCGTTGCCGCCGTATACGCCCACATTGTGCGGATTTGCGGCTCCGTCCGTGGTTTGAAAATAGATGTCTTTTTCCGTGTCTGATTTTTTGTATCCGCCCATGTAGACAAACCGATCCGCATAGATTGACTTGTCAAAGTAGGCATCCAGCCCCACCTGGAATGCCTTGGTTTTATCGTCATCGCACAGTCGGCCAATCCCAACGGATGATTTTGATTTTGCTAAGTGCTGCAGCACAAAGGACGCTGAAATGTCCCGCATGCTGGAATTGCTGGTGCTAAAAGCATCCGTTGCCACCACACGCACTGTGTAGCGCTTATTTGTATCGGCTGGGAAAATAGTGGTGATGTTTTTGGGGGCATACTTATCGGCCTCCGGTATCGTCGGCGTTACCTCCGTCCATAATCCCGTGTCACCATATTCTCGATACTGCACCGTGTAAGCCGCCGTGTTTTTGTTAGATAGCGGGGTAATGGCGGCGGTAAAGGTGACTTTACCGTACTCTCCCGTGCGGCTCGCTGTGCCATTTTGCGTGCAGCGGGTGGCCAAGATATTCGAGATGGTGGGAACGCTGTAGGGCTTAACGGTATAATCAATTGATGTTGTAGCCGTGCGCCCCCGACTATCTGTTACCGCGCATGTGACATACACAGTGCCGTGGTAAGGTAAAAGCCCCGTTGTGCCGGTCGCCGCAGATGCGGTATACAGTGTGCCGGAGCCAGCCGACCAGCCCACCTTAATGCTGTGAGATTTGATGGTGCTGCCCTGCGCGCCAGCGCCAGTGATTTTAACTGTGATTTTACTGAGCAGCTGCAGGAAATACCCGGTATATTTTGTTTTGTTGCCCGTTGGGTCAGTTACGGACACTGTCAGCGTTGGCACCACGCTTGACGGGATTGCCAGCGTCACCGTACACTCCGACCGGCCCACATAAGCGGTGCCGTTGTAGGTGTTGGCAATAAGTGTCACGGCCAGTTTTGTGCTGTTGGGCGCGTTAATGGCAAGGCTAACAGGCGGTGTCCAGGAGTAAGTTCCCGCTGTGCCATCATATTCCGTGATCTGCACAGCGCTATTGCGGCCGATCTTGTAATAGAGTTTGTCAGTAAAGTTTGCGCTCTTGCGGTCAATTGTGATTTTAAGGGCCGTACCGAGTGTGCCCGTGCTGGGCGCTGATACAGCAGATGCGCGTGGGATGGTGTCCAGCGTCAGCGTCTTGGTCTGCGTGATTACGCCCGCGCTGATCTCCGTGTCCATCCACGTCTCCACCTTGATGCTGCCGGTACCGTCCGCTTTGTGGTTAACGGTGAGGGTGGTGTCTAAGATGGTCTTGGTGGTATTTTGCGGCAACGTAAACGCCACTGTGTGCTCTGTCCTTGTGCCGCCATTAATGGTGATGTAGTAATACGCCTTGTCACCGGGGGCGTTGTTATAGCTGGAGCCGGTCTGCTGTGATGTCCACTTTATGCGAACTTTTGAGGTATTATTGGTTATGCTTTGGCCTATCTGTTCCAGTGTTAGAGTCTGATTTACACTCATTGTTACATCCCTCGCTACGCTATAATTACATCGCCATTATCGTCTGCCTGTATAAGCACTTCACCGATCATAATAGTGGACACCGTAAGGCGCTTAGCTACTACACCATCCGCTGTGATTTCCAGTTCCGCCACATTGTCCCGGAGAAATTGGAGTGTGTCGTTATCCAGCCTTAGCTTTATTGGATTGTCTGTCTCTCCAATTACCAGGCCATCGTCTCCAACATGGAACGATTTGGTAATGAGCTGCAAGTCATCATCCAGCCCCGTAATACGGACGGTCAGTGCGTCTGCCGTTTGCTTTATCTCACTTTCAGCCTCAGCGCGAGTAATTTTAGAGGTCAGTTCCCCGTTGATAGCGGACAGTGCCGCAGAAAGCCCATCAACATCATCCTGCTTTATTATCAGCGCAGAGCCGAGTATTTTCCCATCGTCCGTTAATGCAATATCTGTGACGGTTTTGCCGCCGTCAGAAGAATATCCGAGACCACCAGCGGACATAATCCACATCTTAGTATCATCTTCCACCGATGGTGTGTTCCGTATAACCCATCCGGTGGGGAACCCGTCATCGTCATAGGTGATCTCGAAATATCCACCCTTGGCCCCAATGATCCTTTTCGTAGCATCCCGAAATGCTTTGCGCACGTCATTGTACTGCTGCTGTAACTTTTTTTGAGTGGGCGATTCCACGGCGTAGTCCGCGTCCTCGGTGCCGTAGCAAGTGATGTCCGCTGACATGCCGCCCTTGATGGTTATGCGCTGCTCCATAACGTAGACCGTCAGCGCCTTGCCGTCTCGCCCAGTCACGGTCACACTGTCCCCGGCCTCCACGGCGGGATTGCCGCGCCACTTGAGCTTGCAGGGCATAAGGGACTTGCCGGAAATTTGCGCCAGCACCACTGCCGCCTGCTCGGCGGTCATATAGGGATTGGTGGATGTGATGCCCAGCCCCGTGCCAACGCTGATGGGGTTTTCCTCCGTGCCGGTCAGTAGGCTGTTAATGGTAAATGCGCCGTCGGCGGTCAGCTCCAGGCCGTCCATATACTGGACGTCCCATCCGAGCGTCAAACCGTTGTCGGCGTACCAGCAAAAGACAAGGTTTCCTGTTGCGTCAAACTTTGCGTTACAACCGATAAGACCGGCCAGCCATCCCAGCTGCTGGCGCAGAGTGCCCGTGTAAGGCGCAGCGATCTGAATACTCGGCATAGTAACGGCAGGCGGTGTTACGCTCGCCTGTTTACAGACATCTGCCAGCACCTGTGCCGGAGTAGCCGGGAATGTGATAGTGGGCATATAGTCCTCTGTCATACCAGCCATGCGGTCGTAACCAGTGACAGTTACCCACAGCTTCCCACTATCCTCTACGCCATCTGAGGGGATGTAGTATTTGCCCTTTTGCACATATTGGGATTCACCGCCCACCATGATACCGACAGATGGGATAAAATACGCACCGTTCAGCGGTAGATTGTCCTGCTTGTAGAATGTAACCTTGCAGCTGGACGAAAACGCCGCGCCGATGGTCACGCCGTCTGAGGAGCCAAACTGCTCCGTTATAACGATCTCCTGTATCTCCGATGCTGGAAGGTCTGTCGTACCGTTGAAATTTACCTTGCTGGTAATTTCACGCCCCGGTGCAGAACACGCGGCGTTAAATGCGTCTGTTACAGTATGCATGGCTCACCTCTCGATGAAGTTCATGGAAAGCCCCTCCCATTGATATTCGCCATCAATAAGGCTATACATGGGTGCTGTCCTGTCGCCGACATAGGCGGTCATTTGCCGTTCAGAACCGGTCATAGCATCGGGATATTTTACCTTGAAAAAAACCTCGTCTACAGCCTGCAGTAATGTGGACATCGGCGCGGATTTCATGGGCGGCCACGATAGAGTTAGCTTACGCTTACTCCCCACCCGGTCACGAAACAAGTCTCCGTTTTGGTTTCTCCCCGTTCCATCTGCGTCAACATCCTGTATGCCCCACGAATATTCGCTGGGGTCAGGCAGCGGGACATTTGCCCCGTCTGCCTTTGTAATGGTTAAAATTGCCATTTGACCTCCTTATGTAACAAGAGGACTTGCCCCAGTCGCCCGGACAACGGCGTTGTTCTCTCTGACCACCGTCTCAAACAATTTCTTCCCAGTCACGCTGTCGAGAACAATGGTCACATGGACTTCTCCAGAACCGCCGGATTCTTCGCGGACAATTTTCCGAATAAGTCCTTCCGGTGCTTCAATGTTATTTCCGTGGGTCTGATCGCCGAGCACGGCAAGGAATTCATCGTTTGCGGGGATAACTGCGCCTTTAGCGAGGCGCGGGAGCACATTCTCGCTGATATAGTCAATGTTTACTCCAATAGATTTGCCTCCTACAAACGGCACCCACGAAGGGACATCGAAACTAATCTTGTTCATCTGTTTAATGAGCCAGTTAAGCCCTTTGATGATGATGTTGATTGCTCCATTAAGCAGATCGATTATGGTGTTCCATATGCCCTTGAAAATGTCCTTGATTCCCTCCCAAGCCTTATCAAAATCGCCCGAGAAAACGCCGGAGATAAACTTGATTAGCCCGGAGAAAATCGTCTTAATGTCGTCGATTATATTCCCGACGGTTTGCTTGATGTTGCCAAAAACGGCGGTTACAATAGCCTTGATTCCGGTAATAAGCGGTTTGAGCTTTCCGTTTGTTTTTTTGTCGATCCAATCCAACAGCCCATTTAGCCAGTCCCTTATGCCATCAATAACGGAGCCGATTATTCCTTTCAGCCCGGAAAAGATTCCCTCGATCCCTTTCGCTGTGCGCTCCGTATCTCCGGTAAAGATTCCAGCAAAGAAGTCAATAAAACCTTGCAGGGTTTCTTTTACGCCGTTGATAAGTTCTTGTCCGTGCCCGGTCGACGTAGTAATGCTAAGAAGCAGGGCTGCAATCATTGCGATTAGCAAGGGAATCCAAGAACCAATCAATATACCGATCCCGACGCCAGCTGCAAGAATTCCGGCGATTGCCAGCATTTGGTTCTGGAAATTCCATCCGCTTTTCTCCGCATCAGAAAACGCGACGGCCAGCACAGCAAGACCGGAAACAATAGCTGTAATTCCTCCAGCAACCGGCCCAAGAGCAACATATAGCCCGGTCACGGCAAGCGTCATGCCGAAAATCATACCGGTCATGTTTTCTTCTGTAACGCCGTTTACGATTGCATCGAGAATGTTTTGCACCAGTGTAAGCGCGCCAAAAATACCGACAGCCAAGCCAATGGTTTTCTGCAAATCAAGGCCGAGTTTTGGGCCAAGTTTCCACGCCGCAAATCCGGCACCAATGGCAAGAATCCACGGGAGCGCATTTTTGAGCTTCTGCGTGACTTCATCAGCCTGCTTACTTACATCATTAAGAAAACCATACTCAGGCAATTCAAAGTCAAAACCGCTGCCTCCGGACACACCTGCAGAACCAGACCCGGACGCAGCGTTTCCGTTCAGAATGTTAAGCTCATCAAAGCCCATAACGGACTTTTTCAGTTCTTTTGCTGCGCTTGTTGCATCGTCAAAGCCCGCAGCGGCATCTTCTGCGCCGCTGGCGAGATTCCCAACGCCGGAATAATCAATCTCCGTGAGCTTGAAGTGAAACAGTTTTGCAATAGCATCCGCCAGCTCGCGTACAATACGAAGGACAGCGATTGCAATGGGTAATATCTTTTGAAGAATAGGAATAAAAATATTACCGATTGCTCTTGATGCCTGTGTTAACTGCGCTTGGAAAATACGGAGCTGGTTTGCGGGGGCATCCAGCGAACGAGCCATGTCGCCCTGCGCCGTTGTTACCTGTGTCATAATGGCGTAGTAACGCAGCTCCGCCTTTTCTGCCTGCGTCATGGCGGAAACAGACTTTTCGATTCCCAGCGTCAATGCGGTTTGTTCCAGTTTGGCTTGCGACAGGTCATAGCCCAATCTACGCAACGGTTCCAATTCGCCAGAAACGCCGGATTGCAGTTTTTGCATAGCATCTTCAACGGAAATGTTGAAGAACGAGGAAATGTCATAGCCGAGCTGTGTAAGGTTCTTACTCATAAGGTAAGAACGGTCTGCGACAGAGCCGAAGCCGGACAGCAAAGTGTTAAATACGCCCTGATTCCGCATCCATTTTGCGGGGTCAATGCCCATTATTTCGCCAACATTTTCCGCATACTCTTGGGCTTCTTTTGCGTATTGACCCATTGACGCAGTAAACAGGTTCAAATCTTCTTGGTAGGCATTTGATTCAGTGATGGCCTTGCTGATTCCTTGGCGCACCATACGAATTCCGGCCACAACCCCTGCCGTTTTTATGCTTTTGAGGGAAATCCCAAATCGGCTCGTTTGGGTGGATCCTTTGTTTACCGTGTTGTTGTACTTCTCGGTCGTTGTTATGAGCCGCTGAATTCGAGACGGCATGGCACTAAATCCATCGGCTACATGTTGCATTTCTGTGGCAAACGGTCTCAGCGCATTTGCAAGCCGGGTCATTTGGTTTGAAAACTCGTCAATGTCTGCGGCGCGGAGTTCGCGCACAACGTCCGGAAAAGCGCTGAGCTGGTTGATGTACGAACGCATGTGCGCGCCTTCCAGTTCGGATAGAGGGCGCAAAGCATCTGCGACATTGTAGAGTTTGTCTATATCGCCATCGGAAATCCCGGATAGTGCCGTTCCGAGCGATTGCATATTAGTCCCAAGCGATTTTTGAATCTTAACGGTTCCAACATCGGATATGGCCTTTAGCCCGGCAGCTATAGATTTAAGTTTTTGCCCAACTGCACCGGACCCAGACAGCGCTTTATTGAGCGCAGCAATCTGATTTGCAGCAGTTCTTACGCCGGACGCTCCACCGGAAGTAGCCGTCTTTAGGGAGGACAACGCTTTTTCAAGCCGTCCCAAAGACGCAACGGCACTGTCACTGTTCTCTTTGATTTGAAATTCAAGTCCGCGAATTTCAAGATTGTCCATGCTTTTCACCTCCCGGCTCGAATTTCTTGTTATTTGCAATCATGAACATTTCCATGATTGCTTTTGCACGGCTATCATTTTTCTGCTCTTTCACTTTTTTCTCCGCAGAATTATAGCTTTCACCCACCTGATAGGGGGAATCACGATACGGAATAGGCTTTGTACCTTTCTTTGCGAACGCATGAAGAATAGGCGATACATCCGCCAAGGCTTCATAGAAATACGCACCCTGTAGCCATGCGTTCTGGTTGTCCAAGTCCTGCTTGATTTTCGCTGCCTTGCGGTAGTACTTGACCAACTCGCAATCCATTTCCCAGAACTGCTCGTAGGTCATGCCTATTGCAAGGTAATAAGGGAAAACCTCATAGAACTTTTCCGTGTAAGCGTAGAGGGGGGTATTGCCCCCCTCTTTATCGGGCGGCGGTTCGCTTACCAGTCCACCGTCCAGCTGGCGTTTCCCTCGGCTTCGGGATTATCCATGAGCGCTACAATGGGTTCGCTATACATCTCCACCAGTTTGCCCAGCATATCTCCCTTGTTGGGCAGCTGGGCGTAAATCTTGTCGATAACATCACGCTTTACATAGCGGTGATGCGCCAAAAAAGCGCCAGCAAACAGGGCGGGCAGATAGGTCATGGGCTTGCGCTGCAATTCCTCGATCTCGAAGCCCTGCCGCTCCATCATTTCCACAGATTTTCTGGTGTATTCCAGCACATATTTCACATCGTTGTGCTCGATGGTCATTGTCTTTGCCATAATTCCTCCTTACTCGCCGTCATCCAAAGTGATGACCGAGGTGGGCGCGATGGTGATATTCATTCCGACCACTTCGTTTACGCCGCCGCCGGTGGGATACACGGAAAGCTGGCCCTTGAAGGAAAACTTTCCGTCAGATCCTGTGGGGGTAACAGAGCCGCCGGCCTCTGTGCCGCCAAACCACACAGCATAATCCGCTTCCGTACCCTCTTTTGCTTTCAGAGTCTTGTAATCGGCCAGTGTGTAGTTTGCCGTGAAACTCAGGCCGTCCATAGACTGAATACCGGCGATGTAGGTCTGCATCTTGTCAGACAGGGTGGTGGTTTCCAGCATTTCGGGGTCACCGCCAAGGTCAGGGAACTCCTTGATGTCCACCAGTTTTGTCCAGGTGGTCCCGGGAGAGCTTTTCTGCATCAGGAAAATTTTATAGGTACTGATTGCCATAATTTACCTCCTAAAAAGTGTGTTTCCGTCCGTTTCGGCACGGTATCGTGCCACTAAGCGATAGATTGACGCACTGTCCATGTTCGGGACGGGTGTCATGGAAATGCGTGTAAAATTCATTGCATACAGCATTTTGTCGATTTCTGACAGGATCCTGCGGCACTCTGATTTGCTTTCTCCGGTTTTGGTGGAGTAGACATTGACCTCATACATGACGGTTGCAAACCGTTCGGTGCCGGAACTGTCCTGATTAGATGTGGTCGTGTAATTGTCCTGTTCCACAATGCTTGCGTGGGGGAACTTGGGGGGAGATTTTATATACGCCCCGGAAACATCTATCCCCTTGAACTTCTTTCGCAAGGCCTCTGCGATCGGGGTAAAAATCATCCGTTCCACATCAATCATCCGAACACCTCCTTTACGATTTCTTCAAGCCGCAGCTCCAATTCTTTTACGGCGTTATACATGGGCATATTGGCCGGATTACCATGTGTAAGAACAAGCGTCCCCTTTGCTCTTTCGCCTACAACGGTTCCGTTTGTACCGGGTTCTCCGTAATAACCCCATGTGAATTGTTTTCCGCGTCCTTGGCCATATTCTCCGCGCTCCATTCCCAAGTCCCCTGCTTCCGGGTGATTATCCGGGTATGTTACGCCTGTGCCAAATTCAATAAATAAGACCGTGCCGCCAACAGCGACAACGGCCTTTATTTTTCCTCGATCTTCGACAGACACGGTTACATCGTTTGTGCCGTCATATTCGGCGCTCGCAAAGCCTGCGCTTGCCACTTCGTATCCCTCTTGCGCAAGGCGCTCCAAAAGCCTTGCGCAGCCGCTTTTTATCCATTCACGGTACTCCCGAACGGAATCGATCATCTGCTGTACGCCGGATGGAGAGAGGGTGGTAACAACCTTGTGCTTCACGACACATTCACCTTGCTTATGGCAATAGAGATAGAATTCAGAGATTTGGCCACGCGCTTTACGATGTAGTCATAAAGCGGTTTCCCGTCCTTATATTCCGGATTTTTGTCCACAAACAAAACGGTATCTTCTGCAATGGGGCAATTAATGTCATCCGTGACGATGACCTTGTCATAGGAAACAAATTGCCCAAATTGCTCCACTTGCGCCGCCCCGGATGCAGGGGAGATATTTGCCAGCATTTTCACTGCGTCCTTGTATTTCACGGACATTTGCCCTGTTTCGTAGCCGTCGTCGGACATATTCACAGTTTTCCCGTCATACAGGAGATACCAAAATGCCGATTTGTTCCGATCCATACATCTCATTTCACCACCCCCGCATAAGGGACAATGTCACGCAAAAGGGAGGACGGAACATCGCCGTCCTCATAGGAGCGGGAAATACCATTCTCGCTGTGCGCTGTTTCGCCCTCTGCTCCGCGCTTGTTCAGCAGATATGCGGCAATCTCCACTTGGGTCATGTGATACCGTTCGGGGACTTCTTTAATCGTGTCGTCAAACGGGTATAGTTTTCGCAGCACTTTATCCCCAGCAATAGCAAGGTAGGCGGAAAGCACGCTTCCTTGCTGGTCTGTCATAGTAGCTAAAAGCTCGGTCTTTTCAGCTTCGGTCATACTTCCCGCCCTCCTTTATCAGCCGGTCACAGCTTTGGTGTTTACAGGATTGCTTGCGTCATTGGCGATGAACACGCTGCGGCTGTAGGTGGGCGCAGTGAAATCGGTGGAAATACCGGTGAACTTGCCATGATACCATTCGGGGCCGTGGTCAAGACCCACCTGACCGAACAGCTGATACTTTTCACCAGCACCGGTCTTGGACAACTGCTCCAGGAAGAAGTTGCCCTTGCCGGGAACAGGCTGGTACACAGGGGCGATAACATCCAGATTCAGCAGCAGTGCGGTGCCAGCGGGCAGGCACTCGCCCAGGTACAGATAAACCACGCCAAGGGGAGTGATTACGCTGGACAGCGCGATACCGTTAATCTCACGGGCGGCGGGAACCACGGTAAGACCGTTCTGCACGGCATCCGCATTGATCTGGAACATGGTCACGGCATCGCACCACAGCACCAGGCCATTTGTGGGAGCGTTTGCTCCGTAAATCTTCTTCACCATGTCGGCTACATCCCACAGGCCCAGGGGCTTGGATGCCATAGCGGTAACATTGGTTGTAATGGCGGTGGTCAGGCCACGGGTCTTGTTGATCTTGGAATCGTCCGTGGCCTTGTTGTATGCGCCCTGGATGAAGGTGAACTCCATATCCCGGGCAATCTTCTGAATCTTTGCGCCCACCTGGAAATCCAGTTCATTGATGGGGTTTGCCTGCTGATTCTCGATATTCACGCCGGACAGAGTGCCCATGTTGGACATCTTGGCGTAGGAAACACCTACGGTCTCCTGGAAAATCTGCGTGACATTGGTTTTCTGGGTGCGGGTCACCACGGTTGCATCAGGTGCAGTCAGGGACGCGGTCTCGCTGATGGCGGGCTGGGTGCCGCCGGCAGAGCTGTATTCCTGCCCTGTGACGAACTCTACATGGTTGGTGGTTTTTGCCCGGCTTCCGATGATGGAAGACAGAGGGGTGCGGGTGTTGCCTTTGTTGAAGAGCATACCGGAGTAATTCAGCACTCCGAAACTGGTAGCAAAAGTATCTGCCATTTTAATTCATTCTCCTTTACTGTGTGTTGTTGTCCTGATTCATTAGGCGGGTATAGTACGCCGCCTCCGCAAAATTGCCGGTGCTTTGCGCATCGGCAGCTTTTTTGGAAAAGTCTGCACCATTCGATCCGGATCCGGAAGCGGGCTTGGGTGTGCCTTGCATTGCGCTGGCTTTCACCTGCTTTGCGTATGTCTCCAAAAACACCTGCTGGTTGGCAAACACCTTATCAGTGTTGCCGTCAGCCATTGCCTTGGCGGTATCGGCAGCAAGCTTTTCGTCATAGCCCTGTGCAATGAACTTGGCCGTGTACTGCGACACAGTCTTGTCGCGGCGAAGCTCATTCAGCTCCTTCTGCATAGCGGCAATGTCCTCCGCCTGCTGCTGCTTCTTCTGTTCGTCCTCACTCAACAGAGCATTGTGTTTCCTTTTCCACTCTGCTGCCTCGGAATTTGCCTTGGAAACTGCCGCTTTCTGCTTTTCAAGCTCGGATGCGTTGTCGTTATACTCAAACGCTTCCAGCGCTTTCAGCTTGTCCTCCAAAGACATGTCCGCATAACCGGCGATTCTGCTGGTGTCGATTTTTGCCATTTTGATTACCTCCTGCGTTTAACAAGGCTGTTCACTCAGCACTATTCTCTGTTTTTGCGGGTTGTCTCCCGTTTGCGTTTTTAGGTCGTCCCTGACCATTTATCACCTTACGGCGGGTAAATCGAAAAAATAAAGGGGCTACCCTTTCGGATAGCCCCTCGGCTGTCGGTCAAGCCCTTGCCAGACCCACTCAGTATTTCTTTTTCCTACGCACTTCGATTACTACGATCTTCCCGTTCTCCACTTTCACCTCCGCTTGATTGCGGCTCTTGAGAATTTCGTTGATCGCCCGTACCATCTCCAGCGTTAATTCCATTGTTTCCTCCGTTTTCCTCGACATATTCCATGCTCATCTTGTATGCCAGCTGCGGATCGCTGAATAGACCGCAATGTGTAAATGCAAGCTGCGGCGCAATTTTCCCGTTACCAAGCATGGTTACCAGCACATTAGCCTTTTCGGAAATGTTCTCATAGTTCCGCCGGGTGAATCTGATCTCGATTGCAGACAGTTTCAAAGACAAATCGCTCAAGTCATTGCAAATCCGCAAAAGCACTTTCAGAAACTCTTTTTCGGAACGCTTGAACACCAGCTCGGAATCTTTTGCTCTTGCTTCTGCCGCAGACCAGCCGTCACGCATGATGACCGCAGAGCCTGTATCGGAAGTGGAAGACCCTCCGTTTCTGTTTGGCATCCCGCAGATGGTCAAAACCGTGTTATACAGATTGTCCGCAAGGGTCTGTGTCTGCGTCTGATTCAGCTCCGTGACAAGGTTTTTGATCTCCGCTTTTTTCTGCGGGTCAATGTCCTCAAACTGAATCGCGCCGTCCTGCCGCAAAGTGGAATACTGATCTTCGGAAATTCGCACATTGTGGAACAGGAGCAAGGACTGCACGAACTGCTCCACGCCATCCATTCGGTTGGACTCCACATTGTTGATTGCGTCCAGCAGATTCAGAACGATTTCAAATGCGCCAAGTCTCGCACGGTTTGCCGGGTACTCAATAATGGGAATCCCCAAAATCTGCGGCTCGCTGCGAATAATCTTCCATGTGTCGGTCACTTCATAGAAGTGGTCTTTCGTGTAACAGCTGAAAACGATTGTCCCGTCTTCCATCTTGACATACTTGACCGCCATAAGGGGAGGATTTCCCAGCTGCACGGAATACACCACAAAGCAAAACCGGGGGTCAAGGGTATAAATCTCAAACGGGGCTTCATCTTCATCTTCCGGTGTGTCCGGCATGACCATTCGATAAGCCGTGCCGCAGATGTGGAACCAGTCCGCCAATTCCTTATCCTTTGCCGGTTTGTCCTCGGACAAAACATAATCGTTCAGTTTTGTCACCATCTCGGCGGTTTTTTCATCGGCCGTTCTGCTGACATACTGGACAGGTTCGCCCATCAAATAGCCAACCTTAAAGGACACGATTTCGTTTGCCCGGTTTTCGACAATCTTGTTGTTGATCTCCGGTCGCACATCCTTTACTCTGGCAAGGATAGGCTGGTCGCCTTTATAGTACCTGTATAAATATTCCATGTCCGCGCGGTTGGCGGCGTGGACAACCATTGCTTTTTGCAGGATATTTGCAATATTCCCCTCGTTTACCTCGGTAGCATCCGAATAAATGACCTTTCTACCAAACATTTGTCTCAATAGCGTCACCCCTTAAAACGGTCTTTTGAATATCTCAATCTTGCCGCTGATGCGGTTTCGGATTTCGTTCTCCAGCAACGACAAGGAATCAGGCGCGTCATCGTGCGCCACCTTGCCGCTTCTTACATAGGTGGTCACTTCCTGCATGAATCCCCAGTATTGGCACCCTCGCTTGTATGTGGACGGATGCTTGAAGTAAAAATTCTTCTTGATTCCATCCGATGCAAACTCAATTCGTGTCTGCTTGTTGGAAATCGTCCTTTTTGTCCGTATGCTGGTATTAAATCCGGCGTTTTTGACGATTTCTGCAACATCTCTCGCAAAATACATACCGGCGTTATTGGATTCGAACAGTGCGTCTCCCACCTTGTTATCAATCAGGCACCTCGCGCATTCCGGCTTTGTTACCTCTGCGGGGGAATCGTCGTATACCACATCCACGATGTAGACTTCATCCCCATATAAGGCCGCAATAGGCATGGCCGTACTGTCTTTTCCGCTTTCTGCGGTGTCTGCCACGGCAATGATCGCATCCGGGTCACGGTCTACCGGAAGTTCAAAGAAATAGTTCAGCTCAGACTTATTGAAAAGCAGCCCCTTTGCTTCAAAGGGCTGCTGCTGGAATTCGCTTTCAAACTGTTCCGCGCTCAGAAGCTCTCTCTGCTCGCGGAAATAAGCGGTGGTAAAAACCTTTTTACCCTCCCGCTCATACTCATAATTGCTTTCGTCTGTAACTGGATCAAGGGCAGGGATTTCAATGGCTTTCCATGCCCAGCCGCCTTTTTGCGCTTCTTCCTGTAAATGCCCTATGGGGTCATATAGGGAGTATCTCGTCCCGGTGGCCACAATAGGCGTACCCTCTATGGCACGGCCTAAAATATCGCCGGAAATTACTTCCCACTTATCATCCAGCCGTTGACGGTTTTTCGCTTCCTCTCTGCCCTCCACACAGTCATCCAAATAAAGGACATTGGTTGCCTCCGACAAGCCAACTTGCCGTGCGTCAATCGACCGGCACATGACCGTGGGGAATCGAGATTTTGAACGCAGATTGATGATTTTTGTGTCTGCGTTGGTCTGCACTAAAGGAGCATCCGGGAACACATCGTAGAATAAATACTCGTTGGGCGTTTGCAGATACTCCAGACAGCCGTTGTAGAAGCTTCGCACAAGATCATCGCCCGTGCCTTCCATAAGGGACGATTTATCCGGGTTTCTCCCGGAAATCATGTTGATAAAATTGATTCCCAGCTGGCTTTTCCCGGCTCTTTTCGGAAGCGAAATGGTCAGCAGCCTCAATTTGCCGTCAAGGACATCTTGATACCCTTGCACAATAGGTCTTAGATACCGCCTGCGTGGAGCATAAAACCGCTTCTCCGGCTTTCTGTCCATCTCCACATACAGCAGGAAGGTATCGAAATCATGCGGCGCATCAAACAGCATGGATTGCTTATGTAGCGTGTAGAAATACTCCGCGTCTTTTGGGTTTCCGTTGCGAAGCGCCTCGGAGGTCATCTTTCGGACTTCGGAATTTAACTGGTGCGCCGCAGAAAAATCTTCCGCTTCGTACCCAATGCACAACGCCAGCAAATCCTTGTAGGCTTCCCGGTCATGCGTTTTCTCTATGCGGTTTTTGATGCTCTCCGCAATCTTCCGATAATCCATTTGTCCTCCTGCAATAAAAAATGGACTGCCGAAAAATCGGTAGTCCATTCTATTTGGTTTTTGCGGAACCCTTACGGCTTCACTTCGTACTGCGTGCCATCAATCTGTACGCCAGTAACAACAAATTCTCCACTTCCTTGATCTTCATACCAGACCTTTGCCGGAACCCAGGATTTCATCTTGAGCGCGTTTGACGCATATACCTCGCACTGCACCATGTATTTTTCATCCGCACGGCCAATTCCCCAGCCGTCATAGTATTTTGCACTTACAAAGTATCGGTCAAGGACAGTCTCTGTCATGTCTTGCAACTGTCGATAAACATCGTATGGCACGGAAGATTCCGGCACATGTACATCGTCTATCGTCATCAAGAACCCGCCCTTGTCTTTGTCATATAGGTCCGTTCCATTCAGGGATACATAAATAATCTCTCGGTGGTCTACCGTGAACCAGAACACTCTGTCCTTGTCCACCACTTCACGGAATGCAACAAGTCCATCGACCGATGCCGATGCGTCTGTTGGCTCACATCCGGAAATGGAGTCCACTCCACACATACGCAGAATATCTCTACCGGCCTGTGCCTCGTCTTCTGTCATTCCGAAAGAAACAAGCCTTTCTGCAATCCCATCACTTGCAATGTCCGACAGTTCTTCCGCAGATTCACTGCCTTGTACATCGAAATCTCCCGCTGCGTCAGGGCTCTCATCTTTGTTGCTGTATGCAGCAGCAAGGGTAATGATTAGCAGAATGGCTAATACGATTATCATTTTCTTCTGCTTGGCCGGATTCGATTTTTTCATTTCTATTTCCTCCCTCTATTCATCAACGCCGTCTCGGGATCCCTGCGGAATCCTCGTAGTCCCACATCCGGCGGTAAAATGTTCTGCTGCTCACATTCAGCAGTTTCACCGCGTGGGATGTTGTAATCTCCCGCTTATACCATTGGTCATGCACCGACTTTACAAGGCTGTCTTCAATCTCTATCGGCTTGCGGCCCTTGTATTTTCCAGCCGCTTTTGCAGCCGCTATACCCTCTCTCTGCCGCTGTAAGGTCTGCTCTCGCTCCAGCTCTGCCATTGCACCAAACACCGTGAGCATGAACTTGCCCTGCGGCGTATTCGTGTCAATGGATTCCTTCTGCGATACAAAGCCCACACCTTTTTCTGTTAGCTGCTCTACCAGCGTCAACAAGTCCCTCGTGCTTCTCGCAAACCGGCTGATGCTCTCAACAATGACCACATCGCCCTCTCGGACGAAATCCATCATCGCTTCCAGCTGCGGCCTGCCTGTGCGGCTCTTTCCACTCGCTTTGTCCATGTAGACACGCTCCACACCAAGGTCTTTCATCAGTATCTCTTGGCGGATCGTGTTCTGCTCCTCTGTGGACACCCGAATATATCCGACTTTCATGCGCATCGCTCCCTTCATCTTGTAAGGGTAGTGTAGCACACGCAAGAGGATGTGTCAATAGGGTGTATGTTAAATTTTGCTTTTTACTTTTGGCGGGTTTTCTGAAAATGGCTTTTTATTTTTTGCGGAATTTTTGGGGGTTATCCCGCCCCCGGCTGCCGCCGCATATCCCCCGCCCCCGGCCACAACCGCCAGGGGCCGCCCGGGATCGCCGCCCGCCGTGTGCGCCGTTAGGGTGTACCGCAATGCGCATAATGCACAATGCGGCAATAAAATTATTATGTATATTTTATGGCTATAATATGCGGCAAAACTATTGACACATACCCTAATGGCGTAGTATAATACCAGCATATAGGACGAGGGCGCACCCGGCAGCCAACCAAAGCAACCCGGGAACGCCCCCACACCAGCCAACAGGCCAGCACGGAGAGTATACCACATCCGGCAGCCATTGGCAAGAGATAAGGCCATAGGGCCGGGAGGTAATACAATGTCTTACAATTTCAAAATCGGAGAACTGAAAGAAAACGCCCGTTATACTGTTTCCACTGTTGACAAGTGGGACGGAAGCACCAAAACCGAGGAAATGTCCGGGGCGAGCTTGAAGAGCTTTGCAAACGGTTGCGCCCACCTATACGACATCCACGCCGAAGAAATCAGCGAAGAGGAAAAGGCCCCCAACCGCACCGCCGAGGAGATCACCGCCGATATTATAGACTTTTTCAAGGCCAACGAGGACATATTCACCGATGCAATAGAAGAACTTGACGGCTATAACGGATACTTGGGAGACGATCGCTATTATTCTATGGATGAATTGGACGAGTTTTACACCGACACAGCGCCAAGCGAGATTTTGTTCCGGGCGTATTACGGGTACGATGAAGAGACATACACCACGGACAGTTCCGGCAACAAGACATACGGCGAATTCAATCCAAATCGGGAATATTTCCGGTATAACGGATACGGAAATCTTGTTTCCGCTGATTATAAAGACTATTCCGGGCAGCTCGACAATTACGCCGTTGAGAGCATGAGCGAAAACCGCCCCTATATTGACAGCATTGAGCAATCGGACGAACTCGCCGCACTGTTTGACGAATTGGAAGAGCTTTAAAGGGGGCAGGGGACATGAATGTTGATGCCATCATGGCCGAACTGGCCCAGTATATCCGGATGCAGGAGGAGGCCGCCGCAATGGTGGAAAGCCTCAAGGACCAGCTAAAAGAGCGCATGACCGCCGCCGGGGTGGCTGAGGATTATACCAACAAGCCGAGCGAGTATATTTACACGCTGCGCAGGTTTGAAAAGGTGGGCTATTCTTCCGGGGTTTATGGTATTAACGGCGGGATTGTGCAGGACACGGAAACCGGCGCATTATACGCCATTATCGGGCGTTGCTCCAATCTGTTTATCTTGTTTTAAGGGGGAGAAAATGGATCTTAACATAAATAAGGACGAAGCGCAGTTAATTAAATGCGCCCTAACTTATTACTTGACGCAAGGCGCTATATACTGGTATAAAGACTCCTTTCCAAGTGCAGACTTGGACGGCATCATCAGTCAGCTAAATATTATAGAGCAGGTGGAGAAATAACCATGCTTTATTGTGGCGAGTATTCAACCGGGCGGCGACTTGATCGCGCCTTTGATGAACGGAGGGCATAACATGAACATTGACAGCATTATGAAAGAGCTCGCGGAGTATATCCGGATGCAGGAGGAAGCCGCCGCAATGGTGGAAAGCCTCAAGGACCAGCTAAAAGAGCGCATGACCGCCGCCGGGGTGGAATCCCTGGCGGGGTCAGAACACAAGGCCACATATAAGGCGGTTACCTCCTCCAGGGTAGACACAACCAGACTTAAAAAGGATCTCCCGGAGATTGCAGCCCGCTACACCAAGACGACAACCGCCCGGCGGTTTACATTTGCTTGACGGGTCGCACGGATTAGCGTACAATGTAACTACAGTAAAGATAACGGACAGGCCAAAGGCCGGGAAGGATTTTGTTATGAAAAAGCTTTGGAAAGTTACTGTAAACGAATTTGGATGGAAAAGCCCTAAGACGCTGTATTTTGAGTCCTATGAGGCTGCCCGCAAGGAATGGGCACTACATACCGCTGCTGATGATGTTAAGTATGCTGGTTGTTTTACCGATGAACATGCTCATTTCCTTTTGTCCGATTTTGTCGATCAAAATGAAATGTTGTCTTATAATCGAGATTTGCGTAATTGGTTTTTTAGATCGGGGGTTGAGCGTTGACGCCTAAAACAGACCGTATTATTTTGAAAGGAGGTGCTGCCCTTGATCTTGCTGTATATCTTGTTGCAACCCATTCTACTGCTGCTTGACCTTGCAAAACTCCAGAAATAACAACCTTGCCCCGCATGGCTCACGCTGTGCGGGGTTTTTCTTTGCTTCTGGTGTATTCCGGGGGCTTTTCTGCTGTGCGTCTTATTTGTCATTTTAACGCACCTGTAAGGCGTTTTCATGTTTGGGGCTATCCCTATGCCGCCTCCGTCCCGCTTGCTCTGTAGACCTTGTTTATGGCCTTGCGGCGTGTCGTTGTCCCCTGCTCCGTGGCTTGCCGGTTGCGCGGTGCGCTGCCAGCTTGCCGCCGTTCTCGTTCCCCTGTGGCCTTGTCTGCGTCTGTGCCCTGCTCCGGCGATGCGGTCGGGGGTCTCCGGCGGCTGCTTCGCCGTGCGTGGCGCTCCGCCAAAGTCGCCGGAAAAGTCTCCGGGAAAGTCGCGAAAGTCGCTGGCATAGTCGTTCGACTCCGGGCGAAAGTCGCTGGCAAAGTCGCTGTGAAAGTCGCAAGCACCTGCGCCAAAGTCGCTCATTTTACCCCAAAATCATAGTCGTTTACAAAATTCCGTGTATAAAGTCGGGATTTTTCTTGCCCACTTTCCCAGAGTTGGCGGAAAGTCGTGCAAAAGTTGCTCGATTTCGGCTCATTTTGCATCAAAGTCGCTGGCTTCTATGTACTTCTGCTGGAGCTGTTCGGGAGTCAAACCCTCAATCTGCGGCTGGTTCGGCGTCAAAACCATCTCCTGCTTGTCCACCATGCCGTAATAGTTCTTGGCACGGAAGCAATAGGCAAGGAAATTCAGCTTCCCGGAAACCACAAGTTTTGCGTCAAAAGTCTGCAAAAAACCCTTGGCTTTTTTTATGATGGTTGCCGTTTCGGGGCTAAATCCCTTGCGTTTTCCGTATAGCCAGTCCTTAACCGTGCTAATTGAGTAGCCTGTTGTCATGTATAGTTCCTCTACTGTTGGGGTCTGTCCTGTCTCAGCGCACCGGGCAAAATAGTTGTTTATTCTCTCCGTAAGTTCTTCGTCACTCTTTACCTTTGGCTGTCTGTATTCTACAAGGGCTTCTGTAAGGAGGCGAGATACAAGGGCTCTATCTTCATCGCTGCTAAGGTCAGGCAGGGATTGGGGGAAGTTTCTTTTCCCGCCTCTGCCGGTCTCCGGTCGGTTATCCTTTGCTTTTGCGATGGCGGTAGATTTATTTGTAGCCATTATGTATCCCTCCTGTTCGTAGATCTTGCCTGTATGGAATGTCAAAAATATCTTCTACGGTTACATTAGATTTTGCAATAATTCTCCCTTTGCCGCCCGCATAAAAATCGAGCATGTGTCCGTTCAGAAATCCAACAAAAAAGCCATTCGGCCAAATAGGTGGATTGTCGCAAAATACAGACAAATTCGATACTTTGCGCATGTGAATGCAAAAAGAATATTCCTCGCGAAATTCACATGTCGTATTAAATGTAAAATAATCACATTCCGGCACAATTAAAAGCATTTTGGTGATTGTGACATATCTTGTGCAACAGCCCGGGCTCGACAAAAAAGATTTTACCATTCCTATGTAATTCCCCTTTTACTCTGTTTCCGTGTTTGGCTCATCCGTCATGTCCTGCATCTCCGGTGTTCCGTTTGGCACCTCTACAACATTATGGCATCCTTCCTGTGGGCATTCGGCCCACAAAGTTCCGTATATGCGTGTCAGCTCTCCCCAATTGCAGATAAATTCGCATCCACATTCGTTGCATTTCAGTTTTATCTTCCTGATTTTCCCGGGTTTGATGATCTCCACAGTTTCTTTCCTCCTTGTTTGTCACCAGCCCCCACCCCTTGGCTACAGTAACAATCTTTACCCTCCCATGCGGACCTCTTGGGCCTCTCAAACATGGGCTACACACTATTTTTGATATTTTCTATTGACAGAATGCATCGGATAGTATATGATTGACTTGTCCGATGCAGGAGGCGCTTGCATCGGTGGGAAATTCGATCCTATTTCCCGTGGATTGAAATACCAAAAACAGTATGCTGGGGAAAAAGAGCGGAGCTTCCGCTCTTTTTCCTTTTTATTGTGCGGCATTGCAGTCCTGCCCTGCTTTAGCGCTTCAGGGAAAGTCCCCGTCACTCGCTGTGGTCTCCCCTTACGGGGCACCTATGCCGCGTGTGGGGCATACGCCCCAAGAAAGCCCCTTGCGGGTGAAAACGATTCAACGTTTTCATCTGGCGCCGCATATTGGTCGTCTTCCCGCTTAGATTGTCACACGCTACCGGCAACTACGCTCCGAAAAGTCGTAGCCCCTATTCCGTCAGGTCAAACCGGTCTTGACGCATCAAGACAAGCGCAGTTTTCAGCGAGCATTGTCATTTCCATGTGAGCCATGACGACAACGGTCTCACATTGTCCGGGTGCTACCCGGCCACTGGCAGGGACGGTTGGGAATCGAACCCACCCAAGCGGTTTTGGAGACCGCCTCGCCAGCCTTGGAACATTCGCCCCTATATCCCGCGTTTGCGTACCCGCCGGAGCGGGTACGTGTTCTAAGTAACGCTCGATTCAACGCGGGCAAATCGAACGGCCCTTCGCGGAGCCACGCCCTGCTGACGGGACACAACGCTCGCCAAGTATGGGCTTGCCGCAATATTGCCCCTGTACGCTGTCAGCTTTGGGATTTGGTGCAGGCGGCTGGACTCGAACCAGCGACACGATCTCGGGGAAAGATAAGCCCCGCTCTCTAACCATCTGAGTTACGCCTGCATATAACAACAGCCCATAGGTTTCCCTACAGGCTGTTTGTGCCGGTATGCCCTTTCGGTGCCAGAAGGTGCGCCCAATACCGGCGGCGCATAGAAGGGAGGAAAAGTGATGATTGGGAAATCGCGTGAATGACCACGTCCTATCATCCACTGTACCTATTGTAGCACATCATTAAGTGGAATTTGTGCCATCTTTTGTGTAAAGACCACTGTATTTTGCCACATCCATCAAAAATTGCTCCTTCCTCCGACTGAATGTCCTCTCGCTGATCCCCGGGATCACGATCCGATTACGGGCATACTTGTGCTTACCTTGGCAGTTGCGCATAATGCCATATATTAGCTGCCGCCGGATTGTATCGCTGCCGATATCTCTGCCGCAGCGGTCTATGGCGTATTCCACCGCAAGCATCTTCTGCGTCTCCGGCCATCGCTCTATGGCTGCAAGCCGCTCCGCCTTGCTCTCGGCGGGCCTACCAGCGCCCGATCCAGTTGGCATGCCCTCTGTGGCACTATGCGTCCCGCCCAGTATCTCCGCCCGGGCCTCGCGGTACGCCCGCACCCGGCGCGGATACCCACGCACATAAGCAATGCACTCCAACCGCACATCATAAGGCAGTGTCGCCTTTTTGCTCATTTGCCCTCCTTTACTCCGCGCTGTTTACCATCTTATATTCGCCCCTCAGGGCCTTTTCTATGTCCGCCATCTTGATATATCCGTTGTTTTTGGCCTCCACCAGCTCCACAAGGCACTGCTGTAAGTATTCCAGGCTACGGGTGTCGTGCTCGTCCGCTGTCTCCTCCCGCACATGGAATCCGAGCTTGTCCAGCAGCACGCAGGACACGTTATCCATACATTGTTTGGTGCCATCCAGGCGGCCCAGCTCGTATGCCTTAGCCGGATTATTTGGCACCGGTCTGCCGTTTGCCCTTTTGAGCATCGCTATCACCCCTTTCCTCGTATTTGCATACGCCCGTTGTATTTGCCACTGGGCAATAATCCGCACACGCCGGGCAATCTGCGTTTACGCAAACCTCGTCTTGCATCCACTTGCATTCATCATTCATCGCTGTTACCTCCGTTCTCAATCGCCACAAGCAGTTTGACAACTCTCCCGTCTTTTAACGTCCACTCATAGCCGCCAGAGGACTTGTCGCCGTGCAGACCACTAAGACATTTCTGTATTAAATGGTCGCGCACAGCACATAAGGCTTCATCTGTACACTCCGTTTTATTCTGCCACAGGTTCTTGTTCTTACTGTTTAATGTACCCGCGTAAATCCCAAACGCGCCGCATCCAACATGGTATTCAGTCATTGTCAGCCCTCCTGTTCTTCCTCTCCGTCGGATACAGCCGCTCCCTCGTTCTCTGCAACAACGCAATCTGTGCAGACGCTATCTCCGTTTGACAATCCGTAGCACTTTTCGCCCACTTCGATGCGCTTTCCGCAGCACGCGCAGTAATCCCACAGCCGTCCCATCACATTGCCTCCACATAGCACCAGCTTTGCGGTGCTTTAGTAATCGGCGCTGGAATCATGCAATTTTCATCATAGATACAGGCTGTGCTTTCGTACCCGCTTTTGCTGCATGATTTGCATTTTTTCCAAGTGTGAAATTCTATCAGTTCCTTCGGCGTATCGTAGATCACTAAATCGGAGATGTGCCAGCCGTAGCCCTGGTAATGTCCAAGATAGCCGTGCAAATCATCGTCTGTCATAGCCACACGCAGGCCACACTTTTCTTCGGCAGCTTGCTTGTAAACGGATAGTCCCCCGGCCTTAAAAAGAAAATCCGTACTATCCTTGTCAATCTTGTAAATCCGGTCGCAGGTAAACTCGCCGATGACCTTGCCGTTCAAGAAATTGTCTTTCGTGTAGTTTTCACACAGCATTAGTTCTATGCTGTCGCCGTGTTTAATGCCATGCTCTGGGTGACGGTACAATTCATCACTGTTCAGCACATGACAACCACAGATGGTCTGATACCTGACACTTGCTTGCGTGCAGTAGATATAGCACTTAAACGGCGTTTCCAGCTTCGGGCGCGTCTTGCGGACCTCAATAGTCTTTTCCCCGCTGCAAATTTTCTCGCACCACTTCGGGCGGATGCTCAGCATAACAGCCTTACTCATTTCTTAATCGCCTCCAATGCTTTCTCCGTTTCCTCGCTTACCGCAGTAATTCTCCCGTGTTCCACAAGATCACAGAACACAATGTAACCCATGTGAAACACAATTCCGCAACTGCTGCAATAGCGAATTGCAAGCTCTACATCCTTCATAAGTCTCGGACTGTCGATGTTTTCCTTGCATAGCAAAGTGCGCCCACTGGTAAATGGCAGCACCACCAGCCGACCGTCCTTGTCGGCTTTCAACAGCTCCCGAATCCGTTCTGCCTTTGATGTGTCAGCGCTAAATGCATATTCGATGATGGCCTTTGCGTTTTCGCACTGTTCCGGCGTCAGCCCCGTGTCCTCGTAGGCGGCAAGGCGCATCATTGCCTGATCGACGTCCCCAGTCGGAACTGCGTGGACGTGTCCGCCCACTACTTCGTATTCAGTTAGTCGTTCCATCACTCCACCTCCCGCAACGACTGCACAGCTATTGCTACTGCCTCTGACATCCCATCACTGGGAGGCCACCCATATTTGTCACACAAGGTAGAGTAGTCTGCATACAACTGCACTAACATAGTAGCAGCTTCTTGTTTTGTCATTTCACTCCCCCCTCATGCATCCAGAACTCACGACGACATGCACCACAATCCGTTGAACAAAGGCACCTGTACTTTTCAGATACATCACCACCCACAAAGGAGGGACAAATACGAAGAACACCGTCTTTATCCAGTACAGCATTAGGATACTGCTCCAGAAACACGCTCTGCCGCGTCTTACGCGGATGTGCAGCAGACCATTCCTCTACTTCTTTTACAACGTCCTCGGCCGGTATTCCCTCAGCCAAAGTGGGCAAATGTTTCCCAGTAACCTTATACATTCTTCTGTGCTCTTCAATAAACTTCACAGCGTCCATATTGTCGGCCCTCCTATCTCATATGTCGTTTCCCGGCCTTTGCAAACCTCGCGCTCTGCCGCACATAGCGCTCCCGGGCGGCGGTATTGGCTTGATCCACCCAGGGCTTTTCCTCCAGCCTCTTGGCCTCATACGCCAGGAACGCCTCGCAAGCCTTCCGGCAGGCCCCGCAGGGGAGCCTGTCCGGGCACTCTTTTACGCGGGGGCTTTTCATCCGACCCATCTCACGATCTTTTCCCGCACACCCCACCGCAAGGCGTCCTCGTGGCTGTCAAAATACAGATCCAGCCGATTCCCGGAAATGGCTCCGCCGGTGTCCTGTACGGTGTATGTATGGCCGTCCAGTTCGACTTCCGTACCCATCGGCAGCACATCTGGGTCTGCGGCGATCGTCACGCCCTGGGTGGCTTTTGCGCCGCTGGCTGTGTAGCCATTTGCGTACGCCCCACAGCATTTTTCACAGGGGCAGTACGCAGTGACGGTGAAAACATCTGCCCGAGTTTCCGGGGTATCCTGCGGCTCATTGCGGGGCATAACCACCACCGGCGGCACAACTACAGTCTCCGGCGTTTGCCCGCTGTCCTCTGTGGCAGACGCAATGCCCAAGGCCCCCAAGATTGCTACAAGCAGTGCCGCGATTAACACGCTTCTTTTCACCATTCCACCGTCACCTGCCCTTCATCCGGCAGCAATACCCGCAGATTCGCCAGCAAGGCTTCCCGGTCTCCGATCATCTCCAGCCGGGCATGTAGCAGCTTTACGCCGGTATTCGGCTTTTCGGATTTCGGCGCATCGGAGATGATTTGCCCCCCCTCAACCTGCGCATCTGCCGTATGTACGGCCACCGCATCCGCATTGGCCCACTCTGCAACTTTGCTCTTCCACATTTTTTCGTTCCGGCCACCGCGCCGGAATGGCGCACCTACTAATTCCGCCTCGCGGCGTATCGTTGCATCACAAGCGTTCATTTCCTCCGCCAGCCATTTGGCCGTACCACCGAAAGATTGCATATTGCGGAAAAACTCGCGCTTCAGATCATCCGGCATAGCCTTAAATTCATGCCACGGCATAGGCCGCGTGATATTATAGCTTTTCACTTCTCCGTTTTTCTCCTTCCTCTGCTTTTCGGTGAGGGTGTCGCTGGGGAGCGCACACCCGCCGCGTTTTCTGTTGATGTGAGCAAATGCCCCTCGTGCCACACGCTTTTTCTGCATGCAGTCGTAGTCAAAATCATTCATAGTCGGCTATGTACACCTCCGTGCGTGGATTCTGCTTGTCGTACAGCACCCGACTCCCGTCGTGGCTAACGATAATGCCGCTGTGGTCGTCCTTGAGCACACCGGCCCTTACCAGAACATCGTCGATGGATTCCAGCAGATTTGTCAAATCCACTCGCCGCCGGGTAGGCATATAAAACAGGCATTTGACCTCCACAGGCTCCTCAATGGGGCGTTGCACTCTGGCCTTTTTGCAGTGCCATACAGCTTCCGCCTCGTAGTCCTGGTACTGCTTGGACGGCATAATAAACGGCCTCCCCGTTTTGCTACTATGCATGATCCGCATAGAGTTTTTCTTTGTGACGGGCGCCAGCGGCACCGTGATCTCAATCATCGTCTCCCTCCCCTATCGGTACGGCCACATACTTGGGCCGTCCTTTGGTACGCTTGCCACCGTACACGGCCCTGTAGATCGTCCGCCAGCTGACGCCGCAAATGTTGGCCAGCTCGATAATAGATTCCGAAACGGCATCCAGCAGCTCGTACTTGTCCCGGCTTACTCGCATGTAGATTGTCATATTACACCGCCAATCCGTCCAGCAGCTCCTCCACGGTCATCTGTCCCGGCACCTGCATCGCCTTTGCAAGCCTGCTGTATGTGGCCAGCTCGTCCAGCGCCCGCTTGCGGTACATGGCAAGGAGCATCTTCTTCTCCTCGTCCGTCTCGGCAAGGCGGTATCCGCCGTCCTTCAGCGCCACAATGGGCACACCCTGCCGCCGCTGCGCTCGGATCATTCTCCGGTTCTCTCTGTCCGGCATCCCGGTCAATGCTTCAAGGTTTTTCCGGGTGTATGTAATGCCGGGGATCATGCGTAATGTGGTCATGTCAATCCTCCCCAAATCTCAGTTTCGTCACGGCGGTAGGAAATTCCTCGATCTCGCTTGCCCAGCGCGCAGTTCCCTTGCCGTTGTGCCGCTCGAACACCAGCGGAAATCCTCCGATACCGTCGAATAAACTGCCCATCGTAACAGGACGCAGATATTGCGCACTGATACGCTTTGCCAGAAAATCCCAAAAGGGCAGGGCGATGGAGTTACCCAGTGCCTTATACCGGGGGCTGTCGCTTGGTTTGCGCATTTTGCCCTTGCTGTCGCGCCACTCGCCGATGTCGGTCCAACCGTCCGGGAAACCTTGCAGCCGTTCGCACTCCATCGGGGTAAGGCGGCGCACCACCATGTTCTGCACCGGGTATGTCTCCGCGTCTTCCCGATAAGCGCAGTTTGCCTTTGCTCGCAGCGCGTGGCTCACATCCTCACACATCACCGCCTGTGCATCATGCATGGTGTTCAGCGTCTGTGCTATTTCCTCTGCCATTATGGAGGCTTCGCAGGCCTGTCCATTGCCTATGCCGTATGCAAGCGGCACTTGATTTCCAATAGCCGTTGGCGTAAAAATCGTCTGGTCGTTGCTGGTGCCGAGCGACCCACTCTTGTCTTCCTGAACTAAAGCTCCTTTTCCTCCTCCGTCACAGCCCCCCCTGATTCGGACTGCATAAGAAGCACCGTTTTCAGCGTTTCCGGCAAGTCTTTCCCGCGCCGTTCCGCTCTCCGCAGGATGCCTTGACACGCTTTTGCGCTCAAAGAGTATTTCTCCTGCGGTGTCACCTCCAAAATCTGCGACAACCGAGATACGGCGGCGGCGTTGGGGGACTCCCCAGTGTTGCGCGTCATGCACTCGCCAAGCCACGCTCCATCGTCCTCCCACTTCATCGTGGTAGCCCCCCCAAGTTGGCCATCCTTTTTCAGACACATCAATATCGGGGGCTTCCGGCTCTGCGATGCGGATGATCTCTTCAAGGACTGCCGCGAAGTCTTGCCCTTTGTTGCTGCTGAAAGCTCCGATGACGTTTTCCCAGACCATAAACCGAGGTCTGACCATGTCACCTGTCCTTCCGTTTGCTCTGTCATGCTCTCTCATCTCCTTTACGATTCGGACCTGCTCCACAAACAATCCGCTTCTTGCTCCCGCCAATCCTGCGCGTTTTCCCGCGATGCTCAAATCCTGGCACGGCGATCCGCCCGTGATAACATCCACGATTTCAATTTCTGCGCCGTTGATTTTGCAAATATCTCCTAAATGCTTCACTTCCATCGCCCTCCTACCATCGCATAAACTCCACCAGGCTATTGTCCGGTGTCTTTTCCTTGGGATCGGCAGTCTTTGCCCATCTTTCCCACTTTTCGGCATTTCGACAAGCCGCTTTCCAGTTTTTCATGGGGGTCTTGCCGACCATCCAGCCCTTAGACTCGTAGAAATCAATAAATTCCTGCGGGTCCACCGGGGAATGGCGTTCAGCCACATAGGACTGCACCTCTGCCAAGGTGGGCGGGGTAAAGCGCTTCGCGCGTATATCACCCTTGCTATCGTTAGATAGCTGGGTATTGGTATTGGTTTTGGTTTTGGTTTCGGTATTGCCATTTTTGCCATTAGCAAAAATGCGTTTGCCATTTTGCCATCTTGCGGCGGCTCCGGCCTTGCCCGCCTCACGCCGGGTGGTAGAAATGTCGTCATAGCTCGCCTTAAACCGATCCTCCTGCGCCATTACGCGCTTGGCATAAAATCTCTCATTGCCACAGAGCGCCAACTGCTCTCCCGTCATGCTGTATACCAGCAATGCCCGCGTTAGCCGCCCGAACTCTGCATCGTTGAGTGCTTCCATCTCCTCTAAATAGTCATAGGGGAGTGCAGCATAGTTTCTTGCCATCGTGACACCGCCTTAAAACGGAAGGTCGCCGCCGTCGTCCTCGGAAATCTCCGTGAAGGTCTGCGTAGGTTTCTGTACAGCGTCCTTGCTGCCGCAGAAATGCACCTTGTCGGCGGTCAGCTCCACCACGGTGCGCTTGTTGCCGGCCTTGTCCTCATAGTCCCGGCTGGAAAGCCTGCCCTCCACGATGATCTCCTTGCCTTTGGTAAAGTGGGCGCAGATCAGCTCTGCCGTTCCCTGCCATGCCACACAGGGGAGGAACAGCTCCGTTTCTCTGTCCTTTACCTTCTCGCTCCACGCCAAGCGAAAGCTGCACACCGTTGTCCCGTTCTGTGTGGCTCTGCGTTCTGGGTCAGAGCAAAGCCGCCCCTGCAAAATCATTCTGTTTACCATCTTTTTCCTCCTTACAAATAGATTTTTCCGAATTCTCGCCGGAAGTCATCTTCCGTCCACCCCTGCTCCCGCATGGCCTTTAACTGACCATATCGGCGCAGCAGGCGCATTTGATTTCCGTTGCGGTGTACAGCGTTCCCACCGTTCCTGTGGCACTTATCGCCGCAGAGATACACCACAAGGCCGTATTTCTCGCTTTTGTTTCGGTATGCCCCACCGAAGATGTGGTGCCGCTCCAGCGGGTCACTTGCGCCATTTCTGCCGCACAGGAAACACCGTCTCTCGTCAGTCACCTTTATCACCCCCCAGCGGATGGGCTTCGCCCCAGCGGGATTTCAGCGCATCCAGCTCCTGCGGTGTCATAGTCTCGATTTTAGCCTCCCTACAATCGGAAACAATCTGGTCAATCAGTCGTGACATCTGCTCTGTGTCGTAAGTGCTGGAGCCGTACCAGACAGTCACATTCACGCAGCCGGGAATTTTGCTCGGCCCTTGCTCGGCCATCCAGCCCGTTCCCTTGGATTCCCATTTTCGGCAGAACTCGTCCGCCGCCTTTGACACAATGCACAGAACATCGCTTACGCCACCGATGATCTTGATTTCCTCCCGGTACACATCATTCCTCGGAATCCCATAGTGCGCCGCCAGCTTATCCATCAGCACCCACGCATAGGCATTGGCATCCAAGCTCCGGCCCTTGCGTTTGATCTGCGCCACATACTGCTTGTCCGGCTGCAGCTCGTCGCACACGGCCATTGCCGCCCGGGGGGACTGCACCCGTAGGCACAGCCACGCCCCATCGCTGTCCTGCTGCCACCGGGCGGCATCAACGGTTACTTGCTGCATATTACCTCCTCTAACTGCGGCCACTTCCCGTGCTTTAAGCATTTTGCCAAATATCGCAGGCGTGGGAGATACTGCGATTCTACCCACTCGCTGTCATACTCGACCTTGTGAGCGGAAAGCCTGTTCATGTCGATCGGAAGGAAAAAATTCTCATATTCTGCCGGTGTCATCCGATATGCGATGATTTGACAGGCTTTTCGTTTTCTAAAGATTCCGCAACCGCTGGCGTACATCTCCACTTGGCACTGCATCCAATATCCCTTGGTGACCTTAAAAACGGGCTTGCTGTGCGTTTTTACCTCGTGTATCATGTCGCGGGTTTCCCCGTCGTAATTCACGCGCAGCCGCAAACGGCGCACTTTTATCTGCCTATCTCTCGTTTGGACATTCGCGGCATCCAGTATCTTGTGTTCGTATGCCGTTCCGGCCTGCATCGCCGCATTGGCAAAATGGTCTTGCCGAATACCAAGCTTTACGGCCCACCATCTGCGGAATGTTTCTGTGTCCCACGATCCCATAATCGTAGCCGTGTCCGACGCTCCAAACCATCCGCTCCTATCGTGGTTCCGTATCATAGTTTGCTGACTGCCTTTTCAAGCTTGTCAATCGTCGCGAAATATCCCATAAGGGTTTTTAGCTGCTTATCGCTAATGTCAACACGGGCCAGCAAATCTCTGTGGTCAAGGCCGTTCTTTTCCTTGATGGTGATGAGCCTTTCCAGCCGCTCTTTTATTGCCCAAATGCTATGGCGGCTCAAATCGTCCTCGCCATCGTCGGTATCTCCCTCTGCCCACAAGTCAAATCCAAGCCCCGTGCGGACGGCCACGCCCTTCACAAATGCTCTCGCCAAGGCATTGTTTATGCGGAGCTGGTTCAGCGTATCGGTGTATACAACAAGCGATCCGTTCAGCAGCGGGGTGTCATAGGTGTATTCCATGCCGTCAATGTGGATCAGCACCCGCACAAACCAGCACTCGGTTTCCCGCCCCTTGCTCGTGACTACTTTTGCCTGCGGCCAAAGATAGGTCTTTGTTTCCGGGCATTCAACGGGCGCATACCAAACGGATTCAGCGCCGTTTTCGTGCAGCAGTTTCACGCACTTTGCCCAGCTCAGATAGGGGACTTTAATCAATTTCCCACTTTCGTCCTTTGCATCCCGCACATCGCAGTAAGGACGCACATCCAGTTTTACAAGTTCATCAAATGATTTAAGCATTCCTTTTCCTCCGTTATCGCTCATTCCAACGCCTCCTCGATATACTCCTCATTGTTGCTGACGCACTCGCCACAGAGCCAAACGCCCTTGTAATGCAATGCGCGATCCTCCTGAATCGGCTCCCCGCAGCAGTCGCACACGGGGCGCCGGCCGGTCTGCCTGTCCTGCTCTGCGGCGTAGCACTCCGCGTCCCATACCGGATCAGATGTCCACATCGGATGCATCCTCCTTTTCCGGCTCCAGCTTCCACACATCCCGGGTGACCTTGGAAACCTGGGGAATATCCCCCGCATACAGGGCGTTCAGGAAATCGTCCTCACTGGTTCCGCACAGAACAAAGTGTGGCTCTGCGATGACCTTGTACCTGGAATATACGGCTGCCTTATTGCTGCCGCAAACCAGGTCGCCCACCTCGGCCACATCGCGCTCCGACCGCATAGTTACCCGGACGCCGCACTTTTCAGCCACGATGGCGTAGTAATGTCTTTGCATCTTCATTCCTCCACCTCAGAAATCTCGCCGTTTTGCAGCGTGTACCATGTATTTTCCTTGGCGGCTTCTCCGTCCACCCTTACGATTTTGGCATCGATGATGTTTCCGTCATCGTCACGCTCCGATACCACAAGCCAGTTGCCCACAGAACCTCTTGCAAGGCTATCTTGGCCCCATGCAACGGCGACGCACTGCTTGCCAATCGCGGATGCTTTTCCATGCCGGCCAGTCACAGCAGCCGTGCCCCTCACACCCGATGCGGCGGCGTTGCCCCTCACACCCGATGCGGCGGCGTT